GGGGTGATCGATGAGGACTACCGGGGTGAAATTGCCGTTCTGGCCCTCAACACCGGGCACGAACCCGTGAGGTTGCCCGCTGGCGCCAAGATAGCGCAACTGATCCTCGAACGAATCTCCACTCCCGAGGTTGTTGAGGTGCACGCCCTGCCTACCACTGACCGTGGGGAGGCTGGATTTGGGAGCACAGGTACATGATCGAAGCACTTGGCACGATCACCTTTCCCGTTTTGATGTTTCTGGTGATCTTCTTCAACGCGCCACCTGGCTAGCGTAAGATCTCGTAAGCTGGCGCGGATAGCCCCTTCCCACTCAGCGTGGGTTGGGGCATTTTTTGGTTCAGCAGGAGGATTGAGACATGAAGCGTATGATTTTCGCGGCTGTGGTGGGTCTGATCACCGCGCACAGCGTCAGCGCCCAGCCGCTGAGCCATCAGCAGGCGGCGCGCGAGTTCACCCAGATGGCGCTGAACATCGAACGTCAGGCCGACTATGAGGAGCACCGCTATCCGTGCTTCCGCCTGTCTCAGCAGGACTGCGGCACCATGCGGCTGCGACTGTCCCAGATGCGGACGGACGCTCTGGCGCTGCGGGCTGCGGCTGAGGATGAGCGGCGGAAGGCGAATGCTGGGATGGTGCGGCGGTGAGCGAGTGGCGGGATATTGAGACGGCGCCGAAGGATGGGACGCGGGTGCTACTTTGGGCCGATGGGTGGTCCGCACCGCAGTCTGGCCAGTGCTACGGCCTGTTCTGGGGCGAAAGCTACGAGGCCGGGCCGTGGGCATACGAGCCAACCCACTGGATGCCTCTCCCCGAACCCCCGAAATAAGAAAACCGCCCGGCTTGGAGTGATCCAGCCGGGCTTATCAATTCCAAACAGAAAAGCCCGCCCTAGGGTCAATCTAGGGCGGGCTTCATTTTGCGAGATGACCATAGGGACAAACCAGGGCGCACCTCAAGACTAACGAACCGAGTACTTGCCTTCTAGAGGTGAAGAATGGCTCAGACAGACCTACCGCCTCCACATACGATAACCCCCTCAGCACAGTCAAGTGCCAAGGGGGCCTCGGGGCGGGACCAGCAGGAAGGTGCGGAGAGTGAAGCCGCGAGACGGATACTAAGCAGCACCCGTGATGAACGCAAGCGCCGATTTAAAGCGAACCACCCGATCCGCCAAACCATTGTAGCCGCCATTGATGATCTTGGTGCAAGCTGACACGTCAGCCCGCGAAGCTGGTACCAACAGCCCGTTAACCCGCCAGAACCACAGCGCCGCAGACACGCCGCCTTCTGGCGTCCGCACGTAAGCCGCAGCCTGTTCCGCCGTGCGCCCGATGGTCTTGCCCCAGGCGGTGTAGTTGGCCCGCCCTGTCAGTTGCAGCGGCCCCCCACCACGGAACAGCCAACCGTCACCCTCCTGCACATTGCCCATTCGGCCACCGTACATGATGTTGGCGATAGCTTCCTGATTGGCCTTCTGCTTGGCGCTGCGGCCATATGCCTTGGCCTGGGTTTTGGTAAACCGGCTCATGCCGGACAGAGCCTCAACCGAATAGTTAAGGTTCTCCACCACGGCAGAGAAGCCGCCGCTTTCATGCGCCAACTGGGACACCAGCATAGCCACGCCGTTCTGGCTGGTGACAGACAGGAACGGATCTCCTGGCACCACAGCGGCGGCATCCAGCAGCGGCGCATAGGTGAGCGCATCCGCATGAGACGCGCCCACCGCCTTCAGCAGCGCCGCTGTGATCATGGTGCGGGGCTTCACCGGACCAACACCGGAGTGCCAGCCCGCACTGGCTCTGGCGGCGACACACGAACCTCAGACACCGTGTCGCTCAGAGCCTTCTCAATGCCCGCCTGAGAGGCGCCGAGGATGCGGACCATATCGGGGTAGCCCTCCATCACCTCAGTCGCCTTGGCGACCACGCTGGCAGCAGGATTGGCCGTGTCCACGATGGCAGATGCCTTGGCGGTCAGCACGGTCTTCAGGCGGGCCGTGGTCTTGGTCGTTACCCACTCTTGAATGGCGGCCTTCAGCATCGGACCAAGACCCCACAGAAGCTTTGTCGCCAGCCCCAGCAAGCCAACGATCAAAGCCACGATGGCCAGTTTCAGAGCCTCGACAGCCGCCAAGACGGTCGGGTCAGTCGTGAGCCAGTCCAACATCAGATCCTCCCCGTAAGCATCAGGATCACCACCACCAGCAAGATCACGCCCAGCGCGCCGGACGGACCATACCCCCAGCCGCTAGAGTAGCCCCAGGTCGGCAGCCCGCCCAGCAGCAGCAGGACCAGCAGGATAATTAGAATCAGGCTCATAGCTTCACCTTTCCATAATGCGACACGATGTCGCACCCAAAGCTGATGGAGATTAGCAGAAGCTGCGGCGTGGTCGCGCTGCAATAAAGAGCGGCCTGAGTTCTCTCGCTTCTCTCAAGCGCAGGCGGGGCATACTCGTAGTCTCCAGGCCCTGCCATGTCGTTCCCACCTTGCCTCTGCGGCCGAAAAATAAAATCCCGCAGTTGGTTCAGCGCGGCGCGGACTCCCTCGTTGGAGCGCGCAATATCAGCCTTCATGGTCTGAATGTCAGCCCGGATGCTGTCGATATCCTTTTGGTGGCCAGCCACCGCGCTGCGCGTCTCAATGAACCGCAATTCGATATCGCGAACCTGATTGGCTAAAGGGCCAAGGGAGGCTTCCAGTCGGGCGGTGCTGGCCACCACGGTGCTCACCTGACCCTGCATGGACCCCACCGTATCCAATCTGGTGGACATGGCGGCAATGCTGCGCTCAACAGAATTGAGCTGGCTTTGCGTGTCGGCCCGCGCCTTGGCCTCCGTGGCGATCCGGTCGTTCTGCGTCTGTGTGTATTGAACAAACCCATAGTAGCCGGCGGCCAAAGCCAATAAGGCAGCAATGCTAAGGGTTCTCTGATCCATGAACCCGACGCGAGCAACTGAATCCGGCATTCTCTCGACCTCACAGGAACCCAACCGTTGGGTTTATTTACACCAAACCAACGGTTGGGTTCATAGAAATCTTCACGCGGTCGGAGCGGCGATCCGCAACGTAGGCTCGCGAAGGTAATCCTGTTCCGAAACGTATGGAGCGCCCTCAGTCACCAGCCAATCCGCCCACTTCACAGCGTCCTTCACGCCAAACTCAGCCAGGCACAGCAGTGAGAACCGGGCCAACTGGGCATAGTCACCGTCGCTGTGTGCCCAGCCATCGCCATTGGACCAGTCTACGGCCTCCGTGCGCGCCTTGATGCCGGCCCAAGTCTTCTCATTCTCGGTCATCAGCAGATAGGCGCACCCATCATGCCCCAGGTGCTCAAAGCGCCCGATCAGGAAGTTGGCCATCCACAGCAGAACCGCCTTTGCGTCCACATTGCCACGACGTGCCGCAGCAGCGGCCGTCGAAGCAAAATAGTCCTGCTGCCAGGGCGGGGTAGCGCCCTCGGTGCCATAGCTGCCTTCCATGCGCCCGAACGCCTCGCCCTGCTTGATCTTCCAAGCGGGCAGTTGCGAGCGAATCCAGCCCCAGTTTGCATCAGACAGGCGCCGGAAATACGCGCGCTCAGGGCTGCCCTCGGGGCTTGCATCGGCAGCCTCATCGATCTGCCGCAGCGCCCAGGCGGAGTGCCGGACCTGAGATCCCACGATTACCAGCGTGCCGTCTGGTCCGCGCTCATTGGTCCACGTATTTACAACGTTCCACGCCGCCTGCGCCTGCAACTCATCCAGATAGTAGCGCCGGCCAGTCAGCAGCCACGGAACCCAGCACAGATCGGGCTGGTGGGCACTCTCAGGCGTCCAGGCCGTCTCGGGCAACTGCACGGTCAGCCCGCTTGCGTTGCGGTCCCCAGGCGTTCCGGTGCCGCCGCGCCCATCGGTCCACACCATCGGGTAGTTCTCGACCGACAGCCACCGGCCATTGCCGGCATCCCAAAGGTGCCAGGGGATACGTGGTGCGGTGTCAGCCTGACCGATCATATAATCCAGCGACACCTGACTGCGCGTAACCAGATAGGCCGCCTGCACCGCAGTGGTGGGACCGATATCTTCCCGCCCGCCCGTGCCCGGCATGTACTGACTGACACCGCGCGAGGAATCCCGCGCGCTCCATTCGGCTGACGCCATGGTGGCGGCCCACTGTGCAGCTTTCTCGCCATCCAAGGAGCCCTGCTTGTAGGGAGCTATCATCTTGCGCGAGATCAGGTCGCTGGTGCTGGGCAGCGGCCAGAATGGCTCTTGCCCCAGCACATAGACTTCGCCCGTGGCAAAAGTCTGGACAAGGTACCGCTCGTTCAGCACCTCACGACCGTCCAGCGTGACCTTGATGGAATACTTAGCCTCGCCCGCACCCTCGCGCATCGCAATGTCATTGCGAGGCGCAACGACAGCCCAGCCAGGGCCAAGATCCACGACCAGACGCAGCGAGGTGACGCCTGCGATCTCTGCGGGAACCTCAGCCATGGCCCGTAGGCCAAGACTGTCTTGCTTGGCAGCCGCCGTGGCGTCCCAGCGCCAGGCTTTGCCATCGGCGCCAACGATATCCACGACGCAGCCGGACACAGCCCCAGGCTGTGGCTGCGGTTCTGGTTCCGGCTGAGGCTCTGGCTGTGGTTCGGGTTCAGGCTGTGGCACTACCACCACCCCGGTGGGGCGCTCCAGCAGGGTGGACAGTTTCTCATCAAGAGGCGACACCGCGTCCGCCAAGGTGCGCTTAAACAGCACCTCAAGTGCGGACAGGGTCGCTTTAGCAAAGGTGATGGCCATCAGAATATCCCTCAAACGGATTCAACTTTACCCGATCTTGCGGAGTGACACGCGGCCCACCCGCAAAATCTCATTCACGGGCGTAAAGTTGAAATAAAACAGGGCGCCTATTTGCAGCAAGATGTAGGGCGAAGCACCGGCAATGGAGGGTACAGTGAACCTCAGCGGATTAGAAACCAGCGTTCCGGTCGAGGATGGCATCATATCATCATTGATTGTCTCGCCAAACTGGTAGAGTGCGCCCGTCACCCCGTCGTTGACGATGGCATTGGCCACCAGGGATCGAAATTGGCCGTTCGACGTGTTCGGGCCAAACTCCGCCACCAGTTCCAAGATGTCGCCCGGCTTGATCGGCCCGGACGTAGATGGGACGATATTGTTGGTGGCAATGCCGACAAAATCCGAACTGCCGCCGCCGTTTACCCCATTGATGGTTACGACCTGCCAGTCGCCAAGCCCGCCGGGCCGGGCCTCTTTGGAATACGCGACAGTACCCCCAGGGGTGGTGATGTTTGGCACAAGGCTGCGCCAGCCCGACGACACCATGCCGTTCGCGTACGCACCGATTAGGTTGCCGCTAGTGCCAGCCTGCAGCCCGCCACCAAGAAAATTGCCGGTGGGGTTGTCAGCAGCCCAGACGTCAGCCGCATTGCCGAACAGCGCATCGGTGACGGGAAACAGGGGACGCAAGATGTTCGCCAACGCTGCCCCGATCCGGGTGGCGGTTCGCCCGGTCCAGTGCAGGCCATCATAGGTGTAGCCGAACATCGGAAGGCCAGTGAACGGATCGGCCATGAAAGGGTCGGGATCGATGAAGGCATAGCCCTGCTCGATGGCCCAAGTGCGAATGGCCTGGTTGATTCGCAACTGTTTGCGCCGGGCGGCTGGGGCATCGGACGATGTGACCACACCCCCGGTCCATGAGGCTGCGCTTCGAGTGGTTTGCAACACATATACAGGAAAAATACCGGCCGCCGCCAGACCGGTATAAATTGCCTGGACCGACGCAATGATCGTGGCGTCCGAAATGCCCCGGTTCACATCGTTGGTGCCGCCGTTGAACAGCACGACTGCTGGCTTGTAGGCCAGAACTTGCGGCAGGCGCGCCAGGATCTCTACTGTCCCCTCACCGGGGACGCCGAAGTTGCCGCTGTGATCGAAACGAAGCGCGCCGTTCAGGTAGCCGCAAGCATACGCAGCCGCAGACCGCGTGGTGTAGGTCGCCCCGGTGCCGACCGTCTTGGACCCGTAGTTCATAAGACTGTCACCATAGACAGCCAAGCGCGGCGATCCCGCCAAAACGCGGCCGGATAGGCGGCGGAATTGCGGCAGCGTCGGCGCAGGAGGGAAACCCATCGTCAGTACTCCCTAGCCGCGAATTGCGCGTTTGCGGTGCCGCACACGCGAATGCGTGCCGAATGCCGGATGCCTGCCTGCGCCATGGACCAGTCAGCACCCTGACCATTGGCGCCGTTGCCGGGGTCAACCAGAATCACCGTGTAGTCGGTGCCGGTGTTATCCTGATCCAAGACCACCTGTAGCTGCGATGCTGACTGGTTCTGCACATAGAACCCAACCCGCGCCGCATTGGCGGGAATGGTTGCCAGAACGGACAACAGGGTCGGCTTGTTGGCCGAGCGGTCGGTGCCAGCCCCAAGGGGAAGGGCGGCCGTTACGGCGCCGCTGACGGGCATGGGGTTGCCGGTCCCGACAGCGGCACCAGCGATCTCTGGGGCGTATCGGGGCGTGCGAGTTAGACCGCCGTCCTGCGTTTCCTGATTGGTGTTCAGAAGGTTCCCAGCCGCATCACGGATCGGCATGCTAGTCGAGGCCATCAGGGTTCTCCTTCAGATCGCCAAGAGGAAACTGTTACCCGGCTGCCCGAAGTCATAAATCGGCAGTCCAAGCACAGCAGAAAGACGGACAGGGTCAACCAGCGTCGCGGCCAGGGCAGCGTTTTGCTCGGCTGCCTTGGCGGACGCCGCAGCGGCCTTTGCGGCATCGGCGGCAGCATCACCCGATGCGGACGCGATCAGCGACACCGGAACCTGCAAGTCATTACCGTCAGCGTCAAACCCCGGAATGGCCACGCCAGCCACGGATTCAGCCACCGGCAATTCCGAGATGCGAGAACCGCTTACCCCGCCTCCCGTCTGAGTGACCAGCACATTGCCCGTCTGCGTGACCAACACCGAACCCTGCGGAGCCACACCAGCGCCGGGCGTGGCCGCAATCAGCAACTCAAGCCAGTCACTCTGGCGCTGCGGGGACTGGCTCTGAAGCCGCACCTCCCACGGGCCACTCCGCGACAACTCAGCGGCGCAACGCCACACTTCGGCCTGCGTGTCCCACACCCCGGTCAGTTCGATCTGCACCGAGCGATCCGCGATCCACCGGAACAGGAAAGTGACGCCGGAGCCCTGTACCGACGTGCCGTCATCCAGCAACAGGCGGCCCTGAACGTTCAGGGTGCCGCCCAGCCAGAATGCCTTATCCGTCAGGATGTCCGATGCGGCCGAAACATCGGCGGTGATCGCAAGAGCCATCTTACTTGCCCTTCATTCCATCCACGCGATCCACCAGGGCAGCCAAGGCGGCACTCAGGCGCGTGATTTCCTCATGAATGTCCGCCTCGGCCGGAACGACCTCCTCGCACTCGACTGGATCGGGCGCGGAGAACTTCTCGCCGCTGTACTTCCACCCAGCCTGAACCTGCTTGGCCTGCTTGGTGGGCACCTCGACCATGCGAGACGCCATTTCAGCCGGCACCATCTCCTCCAGAACAGCGTCCTTGAAGCTGGAAACAAAGATGCCCTCAACCAAACCCTGCTGAATGAGCGCAAACGTCTTGGCCATGGTCGTTCCCCTTAAATAAACAGAGCGATGCAGAGGCCATTGCCGCCTGCGCCGCCGCCACCGCCAAGGGCGCCACCATTGCCGCCGCCACCGGGGAAGTTGCCGGGGGTGCCGGCAGACACGCCAATGTTGGGCTGCGGAATGGACGTCATGAACGTGCAGCCACCCGAGCCGCCAGCAGGCGTGGTGCCGGCAGTCTGAGCCAAGCCACCCGTGGTGCCATTGATGCCCAGAGCACCGCCCGACCCACCGCCGCCAGCCGTGCCAGCGCTGGTGGTCTGCAAGCCGTTCGTGGCAGAGAACCCACCACCACCACCCACACAGCCCATGACGCCCGCGAACGAACTGATACCGCCAGATCCGCCATTGCCAGGAGAGGAACCGGAGGCGCCGCCAGCACCGCCCAGACCGATGGTGATGTTCAGGGACTGCCCGCCAGTCAGGCCGGCAATGATGCCAAGGCGGAACTCACCACCACCGCCGCCACTCGCGGCAGAGCCGGAACCAAACGTACCGCCGCCGCCACCACCAGCAGCCCACAGGAACACCAATGCCTGAGTTTTGCCGGCCGGAACGACCATTGGACCGCTGGACGTCATGACCTGAAGCGCAGCGGCGGAAACGCGAATCCAGTTGGCGCCACCCGAATCCGGGTTGGATGTGTTGTTCTCGACGGTGCTGCACCAAATCGTGCCAGGCGTCGAGGAACTGAGGGTGGCCCCCAGCGGATACCCGCCGATTGCTGCGGAGAAATCGGCATCATACCGAACTGGACCACCGGCCGCCTGCCAGCGATTCCATGCCGACATCATGAACAAGATGCCGTTCATGTCCGTCCCATAGGGCGGTTTGCCACCTGCGGCGAGCGGCGTCCGCGTGGCGGGCGGGAATCCGTCTGTCAGAGACGCCTTGCCGGCATCCACGCCAACCTGGGAGGCGGCAGGAATAGCATTCTTGCCACCACCGTCCGCAAACGGGATCGTGAGCTTGGTGGGAATATTGCCGCTCTGCATCTGCTATTCCTATGCCTGAAAAAACGTACCAACATCGAACGGAGAAGCATCTACAGTACCAGCTTCCGCGAAGCCAAACGTACTCATCTGCGGTATCTCGGCTATTTCATACCCTACGCCAGTCGGAACCGGAAGAACACCCGAATTGAGGATCACCTTTTCTACCGGGGTCAGGTAGAACTCAAAGGTAAACCGGATCTTCATTAGGCCCACGGTGCTGACGTAAGCACGGCCACGCCCAGCGAACAGCTTTTGCAGAAGCTGGTTGGTGATCTCGTAGGATACCAGCGCGATATTGGCCGCAGCCTTGATCAAGATCAGGGCGCGATATGCCTCATCCTCCAGACGGTAGTTGGAAGTCACGGCATCGCCACCAGCAAACGGAGCCTGATCGAAGGGATAGTAATCCACCCCCTCGTTAAACCCGAAATTCATATCCTGCTGGGGGATCTTCAGAACGCGCTCAATACCGACGATCCGGCCCCAAACATCAAGCCCATAACCGCGCGCAGTATCGACGTTCCAGATCAACTGGTAAAAAGCATCGATATCAATTCGAGGGTCAATAGACTGATTGGCGGACTCAATCAGCGTCAATAGCGTGGGGCTATTGGCGTATTGACTGATGATTGTCTTGGAGACGTTCTCCACAATTACACCAGCGTCAGCGTGATGTTGCCGCCGGTAATCGTCGGTGCCTCATCAATGTCCATGGACACCAAATCAGCATAGGCGCCGCCGTTCTTGTTCACCTCAATCTGGATGATGCGCGCCCACGGACCCAGCATGGCAACCGCCGCGTAAAATCGGCTGGCGAATACCTGCCCGCCAATGCGGACGCGCTCACCCTCATCATCGCCATTGAAAGCCGGGATGATCACATTGCGGATTTGATCCAGGGCGGTGGAGGGCACCGAATTGCTGTTGGCCAACGTCACGCGCACACCCACCGGGATCAGGTCGGGAATCTGATACTTGACTGCGTAAGTCGGATATGGCGGCGAATACGTGGTGTCCTGAACATTCACCGTAGTATTTCCTGTAAACCCGCATCCAGGCGCCGCTTTCGTCCAGATTGCGCGCCCGATGTCAGCAGAAGAACCGCCAAGCGCGGCGACATACAGGGAGTGCGCCCCGATGGTGACGCCACCCGTGGTCACGGGTGCATCCGTGACGTTATGCGTCACGTAGGCATCAAGCACGCCATCCACGTTCAGCACGGCGCCCCGAACCGAGGGCAAGCTTCCCTGGGCGTTGAGTGCCACGGAGGCAGAGCGGCGAGATTCAAAGTCAGCCCGCCCCTCCACATTGTTGCCAATGGCACCATCGGTCACCGTCACCGCGCTGTCCCAGCCTGGGATGGTGCGATAGATCACCAGTGTCTGCGCCGGGCACTGGATCGGCCCGCTCACCGTGTTTGCGAAGGGAAGGGTGACGAACCCAGACAGGGGAATGGTGCCACTGGCTGTGCTGGAGTAAACCGAGCCGTCCGCAGCCTGCACCAGCGAACCAACCGGAATCACGACCCCGGCCAGCCCATAGCAGTTCACCTGAATTACGGTCGGCCTGGCAGGGTCGCGCTCAAGGAAGTAAATCCGAGCGATGCCATCCTGCATCCGCCCCTTGGCAAAAGCAGGATCTACCTGGCTGACCAGCAGCAGGAACTGATCGTTCTTGTCACCGATAATGGCCGTGGTGCTGGAGGCAAGCTGGCCCTGTGGCGTCTCTAGCGCCGGATTCAGGCCCCCGCCAAAAGCAGCATCCATATCCGCCTGAACGCCAGCCAAAACCGCCGCCTCAGTCGGAACCAAAAACCCCCTGTCGTCATAGACCGGGCTGGGAACACTGGTGCTGCCACTCATCTCAGAAACCCGCCACCGATGTGTTTCCCATCTTATCCGTCACCTGCACCTGCCCGGTCACCTTACGGCCAGAGATGTCGGAAATATAGCACTTTGCTGAGACAACACCCGGAACAGTCAATGCAGCCCCCTCGAAACGGGCCGTCATCAACGCCACGGACGGAAACTTGCCCAGTATTTGCTCAAAATAGGGAATGCCCTTGGTGGTGTTGTAATACAACTCACCCGCGAAAAGCTTAATGGCGCTGGCCGCATCCTGGGCATATGAATATGGCTCACGCGCCACGGCAATGTTGCCCGATGCGTCCTTGCACAGATCCCAGACCTGGGTGTCAAGCAGCAGGGTTTTCATGTGTTCGGGCTCGGGGGCTGGTTAACGCCGGGATGGCGATGCTGGGTCAGGGTGACGCTGGCGCCAGTGCCGAACCTGGCCGTGATCTCGCCGGTTGCCATCACCTCGCCGTCCATGACGATCTTGGGTGACCGCAGGATGATCTGACTGGAATCCTCCAACTCAATTCCGTCCGAACTCAGCTTGACATACCGGGTAGGATTGCCATTCAGAAACCCACCAAGATACAGCCCGTCCGCCATGTCGAATCGGCGCCGGGAACCTGGGTTGGCCTGATCCCGCGTCTCCTTGACCGATGAGATATCATGGCTGGCAAACGCAGCCATCCCGAGGTCACCAATCACCGGATCAATAATCACCGCGCTCACACCGCCCTGAACCCGGAAGTAGGGGAGGTTGTGAATGATCCCATGCGGCATGGCATTCCCAGCGCCATCCAACTGCGCCACCAGCGGCTGCACGTCCACATACCCCACTGCATTCAGGCCGCCGGTCGGGATGATCTTCACCACCTTCACCAGCGTGATGGTGTTCACTTTGTTGATCCACGACTGCATCAGGAACGCTTGCGTGTTGAAGTCGCTACTGGCTGAAGTCTCGCTTTGATTTGGAACGGGCTGTGTATTATCGGATGGGGGCATAGGCCGGGTCCGCCGCACTAATGTTGGTGAACCATACACCACCATTAGTCTCACTCTCAAGTTCATACGCCAGAGAGTAAACTCGCCACTTTCCACAGGCTGGCGTCAGGCTGCTTTTGACTTCCACCAATGCCCCGTAGTTGATTGATGGATTATATCGCGTCCGCACAGTGATGCCCGTGTCGGTATAGCCCGGATAACCCACCATGCCCGTCTCAGGAGAGATCAAAGGCACCACACCGCCGCGCTGGCCGCTCTTGGGCCAGATGGCCAGGATGCCGTTATCAATGATCCAGTTGATGTTGGCCGCCTTGGCGCAAGACTCTGCCTGAGCCCGCGCGGTGCCTGGGAAGTACGGGTTGGATAGCTTCACATCCACCCCGTTGTTCTCGAACGTCAGCCCCATCTGCGTGGCAAGGCTGGACATGATCACCTCCACACTGGCCGAGCCCTGATAGCTGGACGGCTTGACCGGCGCGATAGCCTCATATAGCCCGGCATGGGCATTGACGATAAACACCACCTCGGGTGCCGCCTGCATATCCGCCCAGGCAGACGTGATGGTGCCGACATACACCACACCCATGCCGTTCTCATCGTCGCCGGCCGAAACCGTCACGCTGTTGTTTCGTGTGGCCAGCGGAATCTTGCCCAGCGTCGATAACTGGTTCATCAACGACAGCGATAGGCCAAACAGCCGCAACTGAAGCGACCCCATGGACGCCCCACCCGCCTTGACGATGGTGGCCTGCGCGCGGTAGCCGGACAACGACACCGTGTCCGTGCCACTCTCCGTGAACGTCGGCCGGGTCACCTCTTTGGTGACAAGATTCTCAGTCGGCCCCATGGTGAACTTCACGTCAATCTTGCGCTTGGCAAACTGCGTCATGGGATATACGCCAGCAGGAAGCGGGAGCCGATACCGGTATAATACACCTCGCCAGCCTCTACCTCAGAAGGTTCGTCCGGTCGGACATCGATAAATCCGATGTCGCCGACGAACCCCAGATATTCGCTCCGCACCAGCTTATTGCCGGTCAAGGCTAGGGCACCCGCAATGATCAGCCGGTCAGCCACATACAGGTCAACGAACACCCCAGTTGACTTCTGGTAAACCGCGATCTTGCACGCCTGGCCATTCAGGATGCAGCGGACTACCTGAGAGGGGATGGGCTGGAGCGGAACGATCCTCATGTCAGCGGCTCACTGGTGAACGTCCGGTCAATCGTGTCTGCCTCATATGGCTGCACCGTACCAAGATCGGTAGGTGAGGCGCCGCTTGGATCTTCCGTAGCCGACTGTGAGAACGTGCTGGTGGCGGTCAACCGCACCTCCTGCACCCACACGTCCACCGTCAGCAGAGACACACCATTACGCGCCGTGCGCCGGAAGTCGTAGTGGGTCACATTGGCGTTCGGATACGTGATCTCAGGCATGACCACGCTGACAATCTCAAGCGAATTGGCCAACTGACCGCACACCGACAGGAACAGCGCCCGCTCAGCGTCAGAACCACCCACCGAGAACACAATGCGCGCATCAAAAGGCGTCTCAACCTTGTTGTAGGAGGAGAACTGGCCTTTCTCTACCGGGAAGTCCGAGATCCGGTAATCCTTCTTGAACTCCACCCCCACGACCGAATCGTATTGCAGCACCGGGCGCCCGGACTGATCGAAGATGCCCCACTGCGGCCCGGCAAATCGCTTGGCAAAGTTCACCACGCCGGCCGCCAGCAACGTCAGGTTCTGAACACCTAACTGAGCCCGCAGCAGGGGAGGGACGCCCTTCGCGAACGGGACGTTCGGATAGAGCGACGTGATGATCTTGGCGAGTGCCATTATTCCAGACCCATCGTGGCTTGGGCCGCCATGGACTGACGCCGCACCGCATCACCCACACCGCGCCCGATAGCCTCGGCATCCGTGGCCTGGGTATGGATCACGATGGTGCCAATGCTGGTTTCGCTGGTGGACGTGCTGGTGCGGTTGTTCGTGGTGGAACCGGCAACCGCCGTGGCCGCACCGCCGCGCAGGTTAGGGTCAACCGTAACCGGCGTTTCAAACCGAATGCCATCACCCGGTGCACCCGCTCCAGTGGCTCGCGACGCAGCCAGCGCCGCGCTAACAGTGGCCTGCGACAGGGCGGGACGGCGCTGACCATCGTGATACCCCTGGCCCGTGCGAGGGTCTTGGATGCTGGCCCAGCGCCGAGCCAGCCCCAACTGGTACTGCTCAGGCGTGATCTGTCCAGCCAGCGCCCTCTGGTGGCCCTCGGCGTCCAGCAGGGCACGCGCCATCTTGTCCTGATTGGCAGGAGTGAACTTGTCGGTTTCCCAGTTCAGCCCCGCCTTCGCCGCGTACTCACGCAGCGTGGCCTGATTGAACTGATACCGCCCCACCACAGAAGAACGCATGGTGTTGCCGGGGTGGGCGATCATCTCGCGCTGCATCTTGTTGATCTCGGCCAACGTCATGCCAGAAAGATCACGCTCACCGCCGGTATAGGCGCCGTAATTGAACGTCTCGTTGTAGCCGCGCCCCTTATCGGTTCCCTCGGCACGCCCGATCAGATCCAAAATCGGCTGATAAGAACCATTGTTGCCACCGCCGCTGCTTGTGGGAGAGGCATCGCCGCCAATCCGCATGAACTCGGGCATGTGTTCATTCCACCAGTTCCGCACCGCGCCGTACGTCTCGCGCTGACGCTGCTGGTTCCGATCCCGCAGGCTCTGCTGGCGACGGGCGGCATCCTCAGCACTCTCACCGAATGCCCCGGTGCCAGGCGCACGGCCTAGCCCCTCGTTCTCCTGATCCTGCGTCTGGGTTGGGGCGGGGCGCATCGCCAAGGCTACACCGGCAACACCCGCCAGCGGCCCCAGCAGGCTCACCAGCCCAGCCGCGCGCAGTACGCCCACGCCAGTCAGCACGCGGCCAATGGCAAGCACCGTTGCCGCACTCCAGGCGAGGGCCGCCGCCGTCATACCACCGAAGAACGCCTTGGCCGCGTCAGGATGCGCCTGGAACCACAGCGCCATGTCACGCAGGGCTTCCAAACCCTTGATGATGGCTGGCGTAAAGTCAGTAAGCAGTTGGCGTCCAACCGTGATGAATGCCTGCGATACATCCATCCACGCCTTCTGAAGTCGCTCCGCAGCGTCCGCCTGCTCTTTGCTGACCGTGCCAAGTCTGTTCTGCTCCCCCAATAGCTGACGAACGCCATCCCGGCCCTTCATCAGCAGATTGATCGTGCCCTGATCCAGACCGAGCCCAGCGCCAATGGCCGAGGCGCGAGCCGGGTCCATGTTCTTGAACTTGTCCGAGATATCCAACAGGATATCAGACATCGGCCGCATCTTGCCGGACGCATCGGCAATCTGCACCCCGATGGCGCGGAAGAACGGAATGACCGAACTCTGGCCGGTCAGCTGGAACTGCTGGAACTCACGGCTCAACCCACTCAGGGTTCCGTCCAGCGCAGAGGCGGAACCGCCGGTCCTCTCAACCGCGCCCTGCCAACTGCTGAGTTCCCGCGTGGTCAGGCCGAGATTGCGAGACAGCCGCCCCAGCGCCGCATCACTCGCGGTCGTCTGGCGCGCGAACTGCTGGAAGGAATTGGCGCCCGTGAAGACTGCGAACAGCCCGATGGCGGCATTGCGGATCTTGCCGAAGAACTCGGCCGCCTGAGCGCCGCGCGCCTCCATCTCCTTGGCAGCGCCGGTTGCTTCATTCTTGGTGCGAAGGACTGCGGAAGCGGCTTCCTTCTGGCCCTTAGTGAAGCCAGAAGGATCGAGGCCGAGGGTGACGACTAGGGCATCAATAACGGTGGCCATATGCCCTAGTCCTTCTTGTTCGCGATGCTGTGGTTGATAGCATCCACGGAAACAACCTCTAACAGATTATAGAGATCTTCCGCACTGTAAACAGTCTCCAACTCATGCAGCGTCGCCACCCGAGCCGATATTACGGCTCCGATGGCAGCGGGGACGTTAGGGTACTCAACGATTCGCCCGCCTCCCGAAGCCGGCCCTGAATCATGGTCAATAGGGGAGCGGGCAGCGAAAAACCCGTAGTCAGCGAGAACGCCTCATACCGGATCTTCAGCAGGGTGCTGATTTCCTCAAAGTCGTCCTCACCCACATCACGGCGCACCTCGGTGCCGGAAGGGGAGGCGCCCACGAACTGCACGCAAGTCATCAGTTCCGCCAGCAGCGGCTCAACCTCATTGAAGTTGGCGCCGCTGAGTCCCTTGAGCCCCACCACCGCAATGCCGCCCAGACCCGCCGCCAGCAACTGCGGGTCAATGTTCAGGTCGGCCTTGGACATCGCCATAGCCGCCCGGATGCCCCACCGCTCCGCCTTCATGGCGGACATCTCGGTGATGACAAACTTCTTGCCATGGTCACGACCCTCAGCGGTGATCGTGACTTCAACCGTCTTGCGCGCCATCAGGCGAGCGGCGCCGGATCGACGCTATCCCAAGTGATCGTGAAAGCCCGAGCCTGAAGCGTCTTGCGAACCGAGGCGAACGCCTGGATCTGGGTGATGACGCCATTGACCAAAACGTAGCTACGCCCCAACCCCGGAAGGGTGATCAGGCCGTTGGCGGGGAACACCTCGCCGACCGCCTTCTGCGCTGACAGCCAGGCATCGAACATATCATTAGACGCGCTGTCGGCCTGAAGGCTGATGGTCATGGGGGTCATGTACGGCACGTAGCCGTAGGACATCTTGCCATCCACGCCCTTCATGACCTCGGCCGGGGTGACGGCCTCCGTCGAGAAGGCGTCATCCGTGGCGTAGCCCTGAATGCGCTGTGGCACGGGGAACAGCCCCGTGATCGACAGCATCAGGATGGAGTTCGCAGCAGTTAGAGTCCGTGCCATGGCTCAACGCCCCTTACTGAATCGCGATGGACGCGAGGTTGATAGACTGCACTGACTGACCGTCAGTGTACCACAGCTTTGCCGGCGGCGTGCCGCGAGCCGCGCGAACCTGCGGGGTGGCGTCCAGCACCTGCAAGTAGTACCCGACGTTTTGCAGCGTGTCCGAGATCTTCAGCCCCGCCGAGGCATTCACCTGCGAAGCCTGCAACTGGCTCAGCGTCACGCCAGCGCGGATGGCGCCGAAGTTCAACGCCGCCTGGATCGGATCAGCACAGGCCGCCTTGATCTGCGCGTAGCCCGAAGCGTTGTAGGGAATCGACCGCGCGTTCACCAGCAGAGTCATCAGCGCCAACTGAAGCGCATTGTTCATCCAGATCTGGTTGATGAACGAATCGCCCCACAGATACTGGCCGCTGACCTGGCCGGGGTACATGAACACAAACTGATCGTTGGCCGTGGCATACGAGCCATAATAGTTGTAGCCGTTGGCGATCAGGTTGTTGGCCACCGTCTGGTTGGTGACATCCGCCGCCAGACCCGACTGCGAGCGGAAGGCGAGGGTGGCCCGGCCGTTGGTTTCCTCGAAGTCGATAGATGCCACGGCGCCGAGCACAAACGCCGCCTTGGCGGCATCACCCGTCGAGAACACCGGGAACACACCGCTGAACTGGTTCACCGTATCCACGATGTACCCCAGCGAGCCGGTAGCAGCCGCCGAGGTGGTCGGAGCCAGATCCGCATCCCAGGGCACATACATGAAGCGATTATTCTGGGCGTTCGACCAAGTGGCAAAGGCCAGCTTGTTGGTATTCACGCCCGGCCCGGTGTCGGGATCGAACAGCGTGGTGAAGGTCGCCCAGTTCTGGTTCTGCGCGCGAACGCTGTCCATGTGAGGACCGGGCGTCATAGCGGCGGAACTCGGGGACACCATGGCGCCAGTGGCTGTGGTCAGGAACAGCGGCGCCGCCAACGTGCCAGAGGCCACCGTGATGGAAGACGGGCCAGAGAACACGAATGCACCGGACAGGCTCTCGAACAGAACCGTAAAGCCGGGCGTGGTGAACGCCGCCTGGATAATCGTGGCGGCATTGCTGAAGCTGGTGGCGCCAGACAGGTTGATGTTGGCCGATGTCTTGACCACGCCGTCAACCGTAATGCTCAGCACGCCGCTGAGGGTCTTCAACTGGTCCAGCGAGATGGCGCCAGCGATGTTACCGCCGCGCATGTAGGCCACCGAGGAACCAGTGGAGTAGCGGGAGAACAGCAACCGGCCCGGCTTCTTGTTCGAGTTGTCGAACCCGAGGAAGTAGATGGAAGCCTTCGCGGCTTCATCGGACAGCGGGCCAAAGTACGACGACACGTCGTTCACATTGGCGAAGCTGATCACCTGGCCCACCGGCAGGCGGGGATTGGTGGTGACAATCAGGCCATTGAGATCAAGCGCGCTGCCCCCGGCACTAATGACCGAAGGCGTAACGGTGACAATGGCCGAGGCCGGGATGCTAGCCATTCGGGGGCTCCTTAGGGAACTGGCACAAGAACAACGGAAAGAGCCCCAGCGAATTGCTGCGGCGCCGTCACGACCGGGTTAGCCTGTAGCACAACATCGATGGACCAGCGGTCCTCGTATTGGTTTTCTCCGGTAATGAACGGCATCTGGCGAGGTTCACTCGTATACAGTGGCTGAACATCATAACCACTAGCAGAGAAAGATGCACACGCATACTCATCCCTGAACAAAGTGGAGATGATCTGCGTGTTGTCTGCCGAACCCGCGCCATACACGTCCAACTGGATGGTGATTTCTGTGGACTGCATGTATTCGCCCACGCCAGCAAACAACGGGCGGCTTGCCACGGTCTGCGCCTGGCTGACCGTGAACGTGCCATCAGGATTGGAGGCCGTCACCGTGGTGCCGTCCAGCACACCATCCCCGTAAACCGGAGCCCCCACCCGCACGATGCCGAACGACACGGCAGTCACCGTCAGCACGGTGCCGGCAATGCTGCCTATCAGGGACGCATCGTTGAACTCATCCACGTTAGTGGCGAGCCTGCGGCGGGAGAGGGGGGTCATGGTGACGAACGGCCCCTTGGGCGACGCCACCCGGTTCACCTGAGCCCGGATCACCTCGACGCTGGGCGGTAGCACGCTCACAAGGAACGTCCGCAGCGCAGTGAATACCGCCTTCTCGGGAATGCTGACGTTCATAGCTGCCTCTGCACGGCCAGCTTGGTCCAGTCAGGCCAGTCCTCCAACGACTGAATCACCAGCCACCGGGTCGTGCCCACCACCAGCAAGTCACCGCCCTTCTTGTCCGGCCGAATCACGCCATCCCACTGACCGTTCAGGTAGGCTGCCCGCGCATCGCCCTGGATGTTCAGACCGTCCAACTGCTTCAGGTCGCTATCGGACAGAGGTTGAATCTGCACGCTAACCGTCACGGGGTCGGCATAGCGCGGCACCTGCACGCCATCATCACCGGTCGCGTAACCGATGGAGCGGAACAGCTTGGCCTGGGTGTGCGGGTTGATCGCGCCGATGGCACCGCGAACGATGTTGTGGAGGTTCACGACTCCGTAATCTCCCATGACACGCTGTTCCAGAGGTGGCCGGTGTCAATGAGCGGCTTGGTTGGGACGCCAGCCACGCTTTCTTCCTTCGCGACGCGCTCAACAGCCTCACCCACAGTCGCCCCAGTCACAACCAAAGACGAATCCTCGGACTTCATCTTGCGAAGCATCAAGGTGACTTTACTAAGGGGCGGCTGGTTCTGCTTCTTGATGGACTCCTGAAGCTGTCCAGAAATGCCCGCACCCACTTGGTTCAGAGTTTTGATGGCGTCAAAGTTGTTCGATACCAGCAAGTTGGACGTGGCGTCGGCCCAGCTATCGGACTTTTCCTTTACCATGGTGCGGAAGTAGGGGCGGGGCGGGATGTTGCGGGACGGCGCGCCAAACTCCTGAATGGCGGCCACCATGGCAACGGGCGTGCCATCCGGGTACGTAGCGTTTTCCAGAAAGCCAACCCTGACGTTGGCCTTGGTTTTCACCTTGCGCGCAATCTCCTTGAGGCGCGCCTCCAACTTAGCGCCGCCCGAGATCACCGCCACGGACCAAACCCCTGCGGATAGCGGCTGAACACCGGCTGCCGACCCGGCACATACCGGAACGTCCGCAAGCTTTGCGTGGCCTGCCAGAACGCGGCGCCATACTTGGTTTGCAGGAACCATGCAGCGGTTCCAGGCTGAGTCCCATAGTCGGCCGAAACGGAGACAGATCCCTCAGTGGCGCTGGTGATACGACCCACCAGGCCCGAGGAGCCCTCTCCGTTTAGGGCGGCTATGTGCGCCACCAGCATATTCAGCAGAACAGCCCGGCGGTCCACATCGGACACCGGGCTGCCTTCGCTGTTGTTCAGATACAGTGCGGCAGCCTCATCAAAATAAGACTGCGCGCGCGCATCCAGCACCTTGTCGGTGAACTCAGGGTATCGCACCAACCACTTGGGATAGTCGAAGGTCACGATACCCATTGTTCTTACTTCTCGGCCTTGGTCACACCGGGGGCAGGCTTCTCAGGATTCACCGCCTCGGAGCCATTGGCGACGCCAGCGCGGGACTTCGCCTCCTTCTCCACTTCACCCTCAGACGGCAGGGCGAAGATCAGGCCATTCTTCACGGCGGGGAAGTCCTTGTGACGGGCCATCCAGTCGTTGAAGAAGTCGGCATCCACCTCGGTCTTGCCGTAGCCGTGCGAGCCCGGCATCAGGATCTTGGAACCTTCCGGCCCCTGATACTGCGAGTTGGTGCCGTTGAGGGTGACGCGCTTGCCATCCTCGGGCACCACGCCCGGAATGGTGTCCGCATCGGCAGCGTCGAGATGCAAGCCACTCGGCAGCTTGCAGGCAACCCAAACAGTCTTACCAGCCATTGTCTCGTTCTCCCTCAGATACCCAGCATCTGGGCATACGCCAGCGGCTGCTTGATGATGGCGCCCCACGTACCCTGGGACTTTTTCTGCTTCCACGCGCTCAGGTCGGTGACCACAGCGTGGGCGCGAAGCTTCTCAGTGAACGCGGTGTAGCCGGTGTCCTGGCCGTCGATCTCGGAAGCGATCATCTGCATCAGGTTGCCGCCGGTCGTGGCGTATTCCGGCGCAGACACGATCTTCAGGCCGGGGTAGTTCTTGGTCAGCACGTCGATAGCACGAACACCGAAGTTGTTGGTGTTCAGCAGGTAGCCTTCGCTGACCGGCGGCAGGCCTACGGTCACCTGGCTGGACGTATTGATCAGGCCCTGCGTCTGGGTGATCAACTGGGCAAACAGCTTCTGGAAGTCCGACAGAATCTCGGTCGGGGTCGCCAGAGCCCAACCCGTGCCGCCAGCAGCCTTGGTGATCGGGGTCGTTGCCGCCGGCAGGCTCGGGTCATTCAGCAGGCCATAGTTGGCCATGCCGGCAACACCGAAGAAGTACGAGCGGTTCTGGAACTTGTTCAGCACGGCCACGCTGGAGCGGTCCAGCATGTTCTTGTAGTCCAGGCCGTTGCCAGCCGCCGCCACGCGCTCAACCTCGCGCTCACCCCACTGGGTGATCGTCTGGTAGTGATACGCCTGACGATACACGAACGAGAAGTTCGCGCTGACAGAGCCGTTGTTGTTCCAGTCGCCGTAGCTGCTGGTTTCACCGGCCATCTCAGCGACGGCGAAAGCCATCGTATCGTGGACCCAATCACCCTTCTTGACCTCGCCACCCAGGATCTCGGTGGCCCGCATCGGGGCAATGGCGTAGTTGATGACCTCGGGGTCAACGGTCGTGGTCAACCACGCCGGCACGCCAGAGTTCGGCGCCGTCAGCAGCGTCGGATAGGCGTCTACGGCAATGGCCATGTCGCGGGCCATCTCGGGAGTCGAGAAGCCCTGGACCGTGGCGGGAAAGAGCACGCCATAGTCCATCGCCACTGCGGCGAGGCGGGCGCGATCCTGGGAAAGATTACGGGGCATAGTGGGTTCCTCAGACCGGCGAGTGGCTGGTGATCTTGATGATCTGGCCGACAGCGCCAGGGTTCGGGGACGGGGACACCTGACCCACCCAGAACTTCGTCTCAGTCGCGCCAGCGATGGTGGCACCAGCCGCACCCGTGGCAATCGCGCCCGTGGCATTGACCGCGAACACCTTCTGGCGAACGGTCGCCAGCGTGGTGGTGATGGCCCAGAAGTCACCGCCGTTGTGTAGGGTGATGGCCTGGCCCGGCTGGATCACGTTGCCGGTCTCGCCCAGCCACGTCGTAATCAGCGCGCTCATGTTGCGGTGCACGAACCCGTCCGGCGAGCCGGTGCCGGTGTTCGACGCCTGGGTACGGGTGGCCGTGTCAAGCCACGCGAACAGGCCGCAGGTCAGGCCGCTGGGGCCTGCCACGAACGCACCGGGGCCAGCAAGAACGCTGGTGTAAACATTGGCGGAAGCGAAGTCGCCGGGCAGGCCCGGAGCGAACTCGGTATTGATAGCCGTCTGGAAGGGCATGAGAAGCGCTCCTTAACCGTGCTTCAGGGGAACAGAGGACTTGAAGCGCTCCGTGGTGGCGGCGCGGTCCATGGCGGGGGCGGGCTTGGACTTGGCCTGAGCCATCTTGACCATCGCCGGGAAGGCAGACGGATGAACGCCAGCCGTCTCAATGCCAAGGTGGGTCAGAGCGAACTCATACACCGCCTCGGCGCTGTCCATCGCAACGGCCAACTCACCAACGATGGGGGCCACATCACGCTCGGCGGTGCGGATGGCGTTGAAGGCCGACAGGGCCTCAGCACGGGCGCCATCGCGGGCGATCTTGATAGCCGCATCCATGGCGGACTTCTTCACCGGAACGGGCGAATCGTCCTTCTTGTCGTCCTTGTCGGCATCAGCGGCCGGGGCAGGAGCCATCTTCTCGCGAAGGGCGGCCATCTGCTCATCCGTCAGAATGGACGCCAGATAAGCCATGGCATCATCGTCCAGATCAGCATCAACCGCAGGCTTCTGCTCCTCCTGCGCCTCAACCACGTCCGCCACTTCCTCGGACGTCTCACCGAGGGTATCGAGAAGCTGAACCACGTCCTCGATATCGGCATCAGCGGCCAGCTTGCCGGCGGTGGCACGCTTCAGCGCTGCCACGATCTTGGGCTTGGAAGCCTTGTAGTTCTTCTGGGTGACGGAGGCCAGCATGGGGTTCAGATCCGGCAAAGCCGCATCAGCCGCCATCTTGGGCTTGAGGTGAACAGAAAGGGCGCCCTTAACCAGAGCGGCCTGCCGGGAAAGGGCTGCCATAGGCTTTAACTCCAAAGGAACAGAATCAGCGACAAGCACGTCAGCACCAGCACGGCCGACGTCAACAAGCGCAACGTGGTTCCCTCTCAGGTTCCGCATCACACCGTCATAGGCAACGCCCTCATACTCACCGGGCGTCATGTCTGCATCATAGCGGTAGGCGCTGGATAACTCGCGCAACTCACCGCTTTCGATGCCTGCAATGGCCTCATCTGACCATGCGGTCAGGCTGCCCTGCAAATAGGGGTGCCGGTAGACTGGGGCGCTGATTGTGCCGCCAATCAGGTCCGGCTGATGGTCGTCAGACGTAACCTCCACATGCTTCAGCAGCAGTGGCAGGTTGTTCCACGTCTCAGCCGCCTTCTGTAGCTCATCCGGGTGGCGCAGAAGCTGATACACCCGGTCAGCCTCAAGCCCGAGGTTGTCCACGCCGCCGGGGATCTCATGGCCGTAGTAGGGGCACACATTCGCCTTGCTGAGATTGGTCCGGGCAACGTGCAGCCGGCCATCATCGTCATACCAGCGGTTGGCGCGGTCAAAGGCCATGGAGGGCGCGGGGGTGCGAGCCATCAACTAAATCCCGGAACGATAGGGCGGCTGACACAGCGGCAGTTGATTAGCTCCCCAGGGAAGATGTATTCCCCATCAATTAACATACCCTTGGCAATATCGTATGTTTTGCCGTCCGCCGCAACATGAGATTTGCGCGGATGCTTGCCAGCAGAAGAATGAACCCAAGTCGCCTCAGTAAGCCCGATTTCCAACTGCCGGGTTTTCGTAATAGTGGCGGTGGCTTTGTTGTTCTGGTCCCTGGCAATCAAAGCCGCCCGGCGCTTGGTCACCCCATACCGGGCCTCAATCTCCTTGGCCAGATAGCCCAGATCACGCCCGGACTGCACCGAACGCATCACCAAGCCCTCCACCTCGGCCAGATGCTGCGAGGCGATAGACTTGATCAGCCCCACCTGCTCACCCACCGTGGCCTGGAACACATCGTTCATGCCGGCGGTCATCTTGAACTGAACGGTAAACCCGGCCTTCTTCAGAATCTGCCCAAGCGCGCCGTCCGCCCGATCCTGAATGGCCTGAGCGAAGTAGTCGGCCAACTCAGGCGCCGCCTCATCAAACCGCTTCTGCCACTTGCGTCCCAGCTTCCGCATCGTGGCCAGCATCTCGCGGGCAGGGGAGGCGTCCTGTGCCATCTCTGGCGTCTCGCGCCGGTATGCCGCTAGCACCCACTTCATCAGGCTCTTGTGCATGGCCAGCACCAGTGCATCCAGCCGCTTGTGATACTGGGCCTGCACGCCTGCGTTCGGACGCACAGCCTTTAGGGCCTGGGGCTGCCCATTGGGCGAAACCAGACCGCGCTTGGGCATGGCGTCGCAGGCGAGCACTAAGGCCCGCCGATCCAACGAACAGCCACGGGCAGGGTTCCGAGAGACAGCGAGGCCAAGCCAGGCGTGGTGAACGTGATGCGGATCTGGCCAGCACCCGTGGCCTCAGCCATGCTGGACATGGAAGATCCGATGCTGATCCCGGTTCCGGTCGGCACCACCCACACGAAATCGCCCGTCTGAATGGTCTGCCCCCGGCTGTCAGCGGGCACCGTCACAGTCACCCGCGTGGTCCCCACCAGCAAAGTGGTGGCCGGCACGTTGACCGACACCGGACCGCCAAACCGGCTCGGAATGCCAACCGGGGCATCGGGGCCAGCGCCATACTCCTGGGCATGGCCAGGGGTTGCCGCCAAAGCCGCGAGGATGAGAAGCCGGGCAATCACTGGACGTACCTCACATGCACACGGACACCGGCAGAGGGCGCCACACAGGTCACCGGACCAGTCGGCATAAAGCCACCCGCGATGCCCGATGCCACGATGTTGCTCATGGGATAAACCTCGCTACCCATGGAACCCGACACCGGAGCCACCCCGTTGAGGGTACAGGTGATGGTCACGGTGGTGCTCTGGTTCTGCGTGAACATGTACGCCCGCGCGGCACCAGCCGGGATCACCACGGCGGGGGTCGTGCCCAGCGTCACCATGGCCTCCGTGGCGGTGCCACGGTTCGGTGCCACAGACACCGCCTGCGTGGCCGGGAAGTTGGTCACACTCACATCGCGGGGCACAGGCGGCACGCTGGTGACGGCCACCGGCATGGGGTAGCTGTCGCTGACAGGGCGAGGGTAGTTGAACACGCTGTCAAACCACATCGCCATCATGGACGGCGCGGCACCCCGCACACCACCAGAGGCGCCTGGCAGGGCGTATTCGGTCTGAGACGATGGCACCGCCGCATAGGCAATGCCACCCATCGCCGCGAGAAGGACAGCCCCCGCGAACAGCTTACGTTTCATCGGTCGGGGCCTCCTCAGCGGGGTCGGGATCTTCAGCAGCGTCAGGAACCTCTGGCACCACGCTCAGGTCCAGGGCCGGGTACATGCCGCCCTCCTGAGCCGCCAAGCGCTGACGCTCCTCCTCAGGGGTCAGCACGCCATCCCCGATATAAACGGATGCCGTCTCAGCGTCGGTCTTGCGAGCGGTGGCCTTCTCAGCCTCGCTCAACTGCCACAGCGGCTCAAACGAGAACCCAAGGTCAGGGTCAATCTCACCGAACAGGTCAAGCTGGATAATCTGCATGACGCGGGTGAGGGGGGCTCGGTAGTCCCGCTCCTGGGCCGCGCTGATGGTGTCGTAGAACACGCGAACTTCACCATCACTGGAGGCGTTCAGGCCGGCGGGCTGAATGCCCAGAAGCTTCACCAACGGCACCCGCATGACGGACGCCATCTGCTCTTGGGACTGGGCTTGGAGGGCGTCCAGGGTGGTGAGCGGGGTGGTGACGTTGAACATGTCCTCATCGGTGTTCAGCATCATCAAGCCGCGATTATCGCGCGTGAGATTGAACAGCGAGGCGCGGCCCTCGATGTCCGAGCCATCGCCACCCTCCAAGGCGGCACCCATATTGGTCTTGATACCTAGCACCGAAAACGAATGCAGCAGATCCGACACACTCTGCCGGGTCCGCAGCCAGTTATCGACGTAGGGCTTGACCATCTGCGAGATGCTAAGCCCGCCGAACGAATAGGCCGGCTTGAGCATGTCGGGCACCTGCCGCGCGGTAAACACCAGCATGCGGGAGGCGTGAATCTTCTGCGCCATGACGTACCAAGCGCGAGGCTTGTAGAAGTCATCGGACAGCGGGTTGGCGCCGTCGTAGTCGGCCGGGTAGGTCCACACCGGCTCAATCAGCTTAAAGCCCTTGAGCGAGCCAGGCTTGATAGTCCTCGGGCTGAGGATCAGCGGCAGTTCATTGTTGCGGCTGCCAACGTCAATGAACACATTGGCGCGGCCAAAGAAACCATCGACCTCAGTGGCGCGGCGGAACAAGTCACGGATGCCAAAACGGTCAAAGGCGTCCTCGATGGCCCGAACCTTATCCGCCTTGTCTGTGTCGTCATCATTGCTGCTATGGATACGGACCCACTTTCGGGTCATTTCCTCAGCGATGACTTCAGAGGCGCGGCGATATTCTGCCCGCTGCGCCATCTCCGACAGGGCCGGATAGCCGAGGAAGAACAGACCCTCGCCATACAGATCACCCGTCGTGGCCCAGGCCGCATTGTCGTGGATGCTGCGGTCCATGGCGAACCCAGCAGGGACCGCAATGGACGGGGGGACGGCGGGCTCGAAGATGTTGCGGGCGACCGGGGCAGGGGGTGCCATGCGCGAGCGGGCAGCCTGGCTCACGCGGAGGGGTTTGCGGCCCTCGGACACCGAAGCCACGGTGAGGGCCTTCTTCTTGCTCACGCCCGCATCTTCGACAGCAGGGCCGGGTTGATCTTGATGGCCGGGCGCTTGGACACGGAATACTGGATCATCACGGAGTCCGCGAGGTTGGGGGATTTGGTGCCTTCAGGGGCCTTGTCCACAACAATCTTCCCAACTGCGCTAATAGAATATGTCGGCTGTGATAGCTCGTTGCATAGCTTCTGGCGATTGTCAAGGTTAGACGGGATCGAGATAATGTCGTCAGGCGAGATGTCCGCCCCCTCGACTACGGCCCGGTAAGTATTCTGGAACCGGGTTCGCAGTGCCCACCACGCCTGCGCCTTGCGGTTCAGGAAGTAATCCTTGTTCTTGCGACCCTTCACGGCCTCGCCCTCGGGGTCAAACACGGCCTCCGACCCACGGAAAGGGTCCACGGCCAGCTTGGTCTGGCGCGGCTCGTTCAGCACCCGCGCATCACCCCGGACGCCAGCGCCCAGGCCGTCGCTGTCATACTTGAACCCGGAATAGCCACCCTCATCGCAGAGCCGGAAGGCGCGGGCGGTCGTGCCAAAGATGTCGTCACCCTTGCCAGACCATTCCTCCAGCGTCTCGATCACCACCCCATGGGCGCCACAGAAGGAGTTCATGTCCTTGCCCTCATCCGCCACATCAAGACTGGCAGTGCGAGCGCCCGTGGGCTTGATGCCAAGCTTCACATGGGCATCAATCGCGGCTTGGACCCACTTGGACGGGATCAGGACGCCCTCAACCGAGGCCGAGTAGTCAAGATCCACCTCCTGCGCGAGCGTCACCGGATCAAGCTGCTCCACCTGCTTGGCGTACCACGCCTCATCCTTGCGGGGGTCATCGCGCCAGTGGAACGTGAAAACCTTCACCTTGCCGCCAAAGCGCTTGATGGCGAAGGGGTTGGCCATGCCGTTTGGGGTGCTGATGTCCTGCCGGCAGTTGGTCGTCTGAGACAGCGACGCCTCTACCAGCGCGGGCCTCTCCAAGAACGCGGACTCATCCACAAAGAAAATACTGGTGCGGTCACCACGCCCGATGTTGTCGCCAGCCTCACCGCTGATGTTGGCGCCAGTCTCGGGGAAGTTAATCCTCATGTGTGGGGCATGCTGTTTCTCATCCCATCCGCCCCGGAACTCTGGAGGTAGGCCAGCCATGAAGGCACGCGCCTTGTAGAACAGTGACTTTGGCGCACCAATTCTATCCACATACTCCTCTTTACGTGAACCAAACCCAATCGCCATACCATCGTGGAACAGGCACATAGAGCACGCATAGGCCACGGACAGCCATGACATACCCATGTCTCGGGTTTTCTCGGTAATGCCTGGCTCGCGATTGCGCCAGCGCTCCGTGATCCAATCCACCCACTCACGCTGCTTGGGGAACAGAATGAACGGCACAGAAGCCGGAAGCCCGCGCTCAACATTGCGCGGGTCGATTGTCTGTCCCCAGTCAGTAATGAACTGTCCGATATTGTCCCGGTAGTATGCCTTCAGATACGGCAACTTATCCGGCTCCGCGCGAATGCGGTTTAGCCGGGTGATGCGCTTCTGGAATACAGAAACGTAGTCCGGGCTGCGGAAGTCGAAGTCACTCACCCATCAGCCTCTGGTACTGCTTGGCGGCTTCAATCGGATCATCCACGGTCAGAACAACCGCCGTCATTGGGCCACCGCCTGGTCCGGTGTGTTCCTGCGTTACTTTGCTGCCATAGACCTTGGGCTTCAACTTCTCGGCCCTCCACTGCCATGCTGCAATCTTAACCTTGTCGGCTTGGAATGTATCGACAGTACAAGCCTCGGCCGTTTCTAGGATCTTGTCATCCATGTAGTCGGCCTGAGCCTCGCGCGCACGCGCGTACTTGGTCGCGAAAGCGTCGTTTTCAGACAACCACCGGATAACAGTTGAGCGATGAGGCATCCCGACTTGCTCGCAAAGCTGACGGAGGCTCTTACCCTCCATCAGCCCCTCAAGGATCTCCTCAGCCACATCCTCCGTATAGCTACTCGGCCGACCGATAGCCGGACGAACCAGCGGACCACCCTCGCGCTGAGGGCAGTCCGAACGGGCGCCACCACAGCCGTTGAGGCAGGCGGGGCATTTAGAGGCGGTCATCTGTCAGCCCCAGATCACGATAGCCGCTATTGCCGCCCACATCGCGGCACAAAAGAACGCCGTTGGCCAACCCATCACCCATCTCCCCTCGGCGCTTCCCGCGCCAATGCCTGCTTGATCGTCTTGGCCAGCCATTCTTGAGCCCGGATCTGGCCTTGCCACTTTGCGGCAGCCTCCCCCTTGGTCTGGGCGGCAAGAGCCTTAGTGGCTAGGGTCCGATACTCCACCTGGGATAACTCGTGCTCCAAGCCCCAGATGAACCCGAGTTGGTGCGGAGTGAGGTCAGTCACGGGGATTCGGCCCCTGGAACGCCACGAATGCTTGGATACGGGCGTCGTTGGCCGTAAGCCAAGCGTTGTGGGCAAGGATGGCGGCGCGGGCGGCCTTGGGGGCGGCGTCGCACCAGCCAAAATCACATCCGTGCTCATCCGCTATCGCCCGAGCCACTGCCTCAACCAGCCCTTCCGGGATATCGGTCATGGCTCTTTTTCCTCAATCTGCTTCTGAAGCTCACCCAAGGTTATGTAAGAAGCCCCTTCAAGCTTCTTGTCCATCCGCGACATATCGTGGCCAAACTTACGCTTTAGTATCTTTTTGTATTGGGCGACCATTCGCAATGCCTCATCTGCCTCAGGGGCATTTCTTGGCCAGCTATCTGCGTAGCTTTGTTGCCACTCGATGGCATCGAACAAAGCAAGCTTAAACGTTTCTTCCTGGGTCATCACACTCTCCTTCCCTTCAAAACCCACAACCCACCCACTCCCACCAGAAACAGCGCCACACTCCAAGGCTCTGGTACCGTCACTGGCTGAGCCACAGTATCACCGGCCTGGGCTACCATATCGTAAACCCCACCCCGGCTATAGTCCACGGAGAACACACGGACGGGCACACCCTCCAGCGTTGCCACGCCCTCGCCAAACTCAGACACCCCAACAAATGCCCCAGGATTGCCGTACAGCGGGCTTGCGTATCCCGGCCACGCAGATACCGGCCCGGCACCAGAACCCCACACAGGCACATCGTAGCAGACCGGCCCGCCCTGTCTGATGCCGGGGTCTCTGGCTGGGACGTGCGGACGGGGCGCATTGAGGTTGCGGAGTTCACCGCGACCGGGTGCCAGGCCGATCTGGGCAAGTACGGCGCGGTCTGAGGCGATGTAGGCACCCGCGCCAGCCAGGGCGGCAACGGGCAGGCAGATTTTCAGGAAGCTGAGCATGGGGGTGGCTCCTTGGGACAGGACAGGCCGCGCGTGTGGTGGTGGATCATCAGATCCACCCCAGTAGGAACGCGATGATGGGAGCCCCAATTGCTGCGATCACGGCGGCAAAGGCCGTCCACATCGCGGTGAGGACCAGCCACATGCGGAGGTCCGACTTGGCGCCCCACTTCAGGATCGTGCGGCATCACGCACCCTCGCTCGACGGCGGCGGCGGGAGGGGGAGTGCGCGAATACGTCGGGCTGCCTCCGATGCCACAGCGGCTTCATCTTCGGTCGGGCTGCCCCCATCCGGCTCGACCAAGTGGGCGTTCTCAGCGGTCCTCGCAGCCGCCTCCCGCATCGCCTCCGCCCCAGCCTCCCACCCGCTGCTGGCCACACGCTTGTTGGTTTCCGGATCAATCACGCCAGCATCCCGCAGGATCGCCCAGACGGTGCCGCTGACATCGCCATCCCAAGTCTCTGATCCATCAGCTGGGGTGAAGGTCTCCAAGCCAAGCGCCCTGGCCAGTTGGCTCAGGATGAAGTCGGCAGCCTCGTCCTTGGCCTCCTCTTTCGCGCTGTTCAGTTCGGACTGCGACGGCGACTGCCCGCTGCTGGGGGGCAGGGCGGCGAGGGCCAAAAGATTGCGGGCGGCCAAAAGATCAATCACTTGATCGACCACGCTTTCCGGCACTTTGTTTAAGCGCGTGTTGATGTCGAAGTTGATCTCGTCCTTAAGGTCAGCTTTCAGCGCCTCCAAAGCCACAGCCGCGCTGATCTGTGCGGGGGTCATGCGCGGGGTTCCTGGGCTGCAACGATGGCCAGAACGGCTCGCTTGCAGGCTTCTTCCTGCCCTCGCGGCAAACGAGACCAGCCGATTCCCTTGAGGACACCGTAGGCTTCGGACCAGCACAGCCCGCCTCTGCGAGCAAGGCTCTCCAGTGACTGGCTGTGGTTTCGCTGCGCCTGCTTCTCGTGCGGAGCCAGGACGCGCCAGGGAATGCTCCGGGGTGCATCCTTGGCCCCCAGGATCGGGAACTGCCGCTCAGCAACGTCACTCATCGCACGCTCTCCTCCGCGCCGGACCCGCGCGTATCGTCAATCTGTACGAACTCGTATTCCACCGGCTGCGGCACCACGGGCTTGGCGCGGTATTCGAGGCCGAAGGCGCGGAGGACTTCTAGGAAGGCATTAAGCCTCACACCTTCCGACCAGCTGATACCGTTCTGTGCTCGTATCCGCACCACCTCCGCCTTCGCCAAGGTCAGCGCGGGGTGTTCGGTGGGGGTGGCGGGTTCGACTAGCTCAATGCGCCCAGTTACCCACCAATACCCATCACCAGGCTCAGCCCCAATCAGCAAGGCGTCGCGGGCGACAGTCTCATTGGTATGCCATCCCAAACGGTCGTCACGACGGATCAAAGACCAGCCGTTCGACCCAATGCCGATGAACGTCCCAAGGTAAATACCATCTGCCCGTACGCGGTCGCCCTTCTTGAACTTGCTCATCACTTCACCCTCCGTGGTGCAGGCACGGACTGCGCCTGCTGTGTTCTCTGCTCCAGCCATTCCGCCACATCAGCCGGGATACCCGTGGCACCCCTGGCCCACATCCTGACCGTACCCTCTTGCCGCTCCAGCATCCTGGCCAGGCCACGCTGGGTCCAGCCAAGGATGGTGATGCATTCGCGGAGGCGGGTGGGGGTCACTTGGTCATCCATTCGTCAATTTCGCGGGTCACATCGCCCAGCTTGCCACTGAAAGTCTTGCGGCCCTTCTTGGCAATCACTCGCATCGTCTCAATCGCCAGAACAGCAGGCTGAACCGTGATCTTGAAGCCGCGATATTCGAAGGTCTGGGTCATCTGGGCTTATCCTCATTCCGGGGCACCAGCGCCTCCGTTTGATGGTTATACGCATATTGCGTCGGTGGTGCAAGCGCAAAATGCGTCAAGGCTGGCACTCCATGTAGGCGGCAATCACTTCGGCTGCGACTTGCGGGACAATGGCATTGCCAGCGGCCTTGATGCCTCCCACTCGGCCGGGTATCCCATGAACCACAGGCACCAAGCCGGATTGAGGGGGCCACCCATGACCTCGGGAAGCTGCCTCCCCTTCTTCCCACCTCCCCGTTCGCTGTACGGCTTGGCATTGGGAAATCGGTAATCTCTCGCGGCTAATGTCGGCAACAAACCAGAGCCGTTGGCGCAGATGGTCCGCCCCAAGGGCATAAGCTGGTATATCCACCGCGTCGAACTGGTAGCCTTCCGCTTCCAGATCATCTCCGACCGCATCGAGCCAGCCGTGCTTAATCGCGCCTGGAGATTGTTCACCCATGATGACCGCCGGTCGGCAATCGGCAATGAGGCGGAACCACTCAGGCCAGAGATGTCGTTCATCAGAAGTCCCTTCACCGCGCCCAGCAACACTGAAGGGCTGGCAGGGGCAGGAGCCGGTCCACAGTTCCCGGTCTTCAGGCCAACCAGCGATCCGGGCGGCGAGGCTCCACCCACCGATGCCTGCGAAGAAGTGGCATTGGGTGTAGCCATGCAGGTCTTCTGGCTGGACATCAACGATGCTACGGGCGTCGACGTCTCCTGCGGGAACATGTCCGGCTGCGACCAGGTTTCGAAGCCATTGGGCTGCATAGGGGTCAATCTCGTTGTAGTAGTTGGCCATCAGACCCGCGTCACCTTGCCACCCTTGGCTGCCTCGGCAACGAGCACGCCATCAAGGAAAGCGCGGTGGGGATACTGGAGGGCATAGGCTGCAAGGCTGCCGGCCAGCGCATCAGCCGTCATCTCCGCCTCACCCTCAACCCGCACCATCCAACCGCAGCCACGGTTCACTTCGATCTTGATGCTGTTCATCGGTTCACTCTCCGTCCGGGGCATCAGCGCCTCCGTGTGATGGTTATACGCATATTGCGTGGATGCTGGAAGCCCCAAATACGCACTTTGCGCCTCTTCACCCAAAAATACGCACTTCGCGTTTTTTCGGGCCAAAAACGGTGACGCCACCAACCCATAAGTCATTGATATCATTCAAAGGGTGACGCATGTGACGGACCTTTTCCCATGTAACTATATATAGATAAAAATAGTGTTTACATGGGAAAAGTCCCGTCACCTCCGTCACCCGCCAATCTTTTCAATAACTTACAGCCACCAGCGTCACCCTTTCGGCCGCCAAACCCGCCCATTTTTTAGGCGATGCTGTATCCAGCCCAACCGGAGCAGGATCTCAATCACCCGGTCCTGCTCACGCCTGCCCACCCGATCAATGGGCAAATTCAGCCCCACGGTGCAGACATCCACCAGAGACACCTTGTCCTTGCCGTCCAGCCAATCGGACAGCCGCTCCTCCCAGGCGTCGGCCGAGAAGCGCTGTTCCTGCTCTGGCTTGATGTGCTCCGCCTCGAATTCGCGATCAGGCCACCACTGGGCGCCCTCCCGGTACAGTGTCACGGCCTCCGCGAAGATCTGATCCCGTGCCGCCCTGAGCGCCGTGACATCGATGGAACCGGTTTTAACGGGCCAGTAGCGCCGTCCACCGGTTGCGTCCTTGAGGTAGGTGGATTCGTTGGTGGTGCCGACGAACAGGCACTGGCGGGGCTCCACCACGTCTTTGCGGCCGAAACTGGGGCGGTATCGCTCCACCGTCCGGGTCACGAAAGCCTTCAGGGCGCGGTCCTCTGCCTTGGTGAAGCTGGATAACTCGCCCACCTCAATCAGCCACTTGCCGCGCAGGTGACCGGATGAGTCCTTGTCCCGGATGTCGGGCAGGCTGTCCGAGAACCACTTGCCGGCCATGATGGAGCACGCCGTGGACTTGTGGGCACCCTGCGGACCCTCAAGGATCAGCATGTAGTCCGCCTTGCAGCCAGGGTCCATGATGCGGGCCACCAGCGCCACAAGGAAGAACCGGCCGATACCCTGGGTGTAGGGGGTGTATTCGGCGCCCAGGTAGGTGTGCAGCCAGCCCTTCACGCGGGGAACCCCATCCCACTTCAGGCCGTTCAGGTATTCCTTGACGGGGTGGAAGCTCATCTCCTCGCAGCGGAGATCTACGGCCTGGTGGCACACGTCCTTGCTGATCTTTGGAAGGCCGTTCAGTTGCAACCACTCTTGAAGCGCGGTGACGTGGTTGTCGTTCACCTGCGCCGGCAGATCCTCGGCCTTCATGCCAGGGATAGGCTTCACCAGCATTGGCGCCCGCTGCATGTCGTCGCGCGCGAAGCAGCCACGGAGTTGATCGGCTTTCCGTAGGGCCAGGAGGCAGTTCGCCAGATTGTCGAGGGGGGTCCCCTTGTCGTTGGTCTGAGCTTCGCGCATCCATGAACCCAGGGGTTCGTTGCTGCCGCGCTGCTGGCCCCTGAGATCGTTCAGGGCGGCGTTGAAGTCGTGCACATTGTCTACCACGGAAGGGGCCTTTTCAGGCCACAGGTGCGGGCGATGCGCCACGCTGCCTTGGCCGGGGAGATGTTGAAGCGCTTCTCATACAGGGAGATCAGGTCAGGCCCCTGCATGGTGCGCGGGCAGTTGCACCAGTAGCCGGACGCCAGATCGATGCAGAGCGAGGTAACAACACGCTGCCGCCCTTCCCACCGATCCTTGGCCTTGATCATGATCACATGGCCTGGCTCGTGGGCTGGCCACCACTTGGGGTGATCGGGCGGATGCATCACGCAAATAGCCGGCCCCACGCCCATCTCGTGGATCAGAGACGGCAGCAGATCCAACGCGTAAAAGTTCAGCCACGACCGATTATAGGCCCACTTGGGCAAGTGCTTTCGCGCGTTGCTATCTTCGCGTGCTTGGAAGTCTCGGGCTTTTTCTGGGTCGGTCAGAAAAAGCGGCTTCCGATAGTCTCGCGGCGGCTCTCTCAAGCCAACATGCATCATTGCCCGCTCATACGGGGTCATGATAGAACCCATTTGCTGCTCACTCTCCAACTCGGCCCGGCCTTCTTCGTGAAGCCGGGCCATTTTTCTTATACGAGCCGGTCGGTCAGCGCCAGAGCTTCCTCTGTGCTGCGGCAGACCCCAGCGATACCTCCAGCGTTGGTAACGGCGGTGAGGAAGGCGGTTTGCTCTGCGGTCGGACGGCCCTTGTTGTTCTTGACCTCAACGGCGGTGAACACAGCCACCTGCTTGCCCACCATGTCCGGCGTGATGGTCTGGCTGGTCCAGCCGATCAGATCGGATGAACCGGTGCAGAGGCCATATCGGATCGGCCGACCAGTGGCGTCAGGGAGCACGCCTACGTTATTGCGAAACACTCGCGACAAGCCACGGCCGAGGGCCAGCATGATGCGGGCCTGAACTTCGCGTTCTGATTTCACCGCATCCCCCTATGCTTCATCACCTGTTCCACCCACCCCCTCTTAAACCCTTTCGCCTTCGCGATCAGCACCAATTCATCCCGCGTGCGGGCCTGCCGCTGAAGCTCGCGGGTGGGTGCCGTCCGCAGGTGTGCCAGGCGCTCAGCCGGCAGTTCCGCCAAGATGCCCTCCACATGCTCAATCTCGCGCGTCTTCACCTCATAGGTGTGGCCGCACTCAGGGCACTGTGGCGCGGGTTCATGCATGGCGAAGCAGCGCGGGCATTGACGCACGGACGGCGCGTCATCCTTCTTTGTGCTGCGCCGCACACGGCCATCCAGACTCCATTCCCGCTCTGTCTCAGGCACGCCATGCCGCAGGGTATTGCCGGCATGGTCCAGCACCAGCAGGTGAGTTTTGCCGGGGGCAGGGCGTAGGCCGCGGCCGACCTGCTGGATGTGCAGTCCAAGAGACTTGGTGGGGCGCAACAGGATCACCGCGCCGACAACCGGAACGTCCAGACCCTCGGAGATCAGGTCACAGGTGCAAAGGATCTGCGTCTCCCCGGTGGCGAGGCCGCCAATGGCACGATCCCGCAGCCCCATGTCGGACGCGCCAGACACCGCCACCGCGCGCCAGCCATCGTCACGGAACTGCTGTGCCATCATCTCGGCATGGGCCACGCTGGGGCTGAACAGGATGGTGGGCAGCCCCGCCGCGTGTCGCCGGTAGTGCGCCACGGCATCCCCGGTGATCTGCGGCTTCGACATGGCATCGGCCAGGGCCTGGGCGTCGAAGTCACCGCCCTTGGTACGAATGCCGGTTAGTTCGGGCGCTTGAGCAGGGGCGAAAATCCGGCACGGGGTAAGGTGGCCGTCCGCCACAAGGGAGGCCACGGTAGGCCCCATGACCAGACGGTCGAAGATACCGCCGGCATCCACACCAAGACCTCTGCCGTCGAGCCGCTGGGGTGTGGCAGTAACGCCCAGCAGCTTGGCCGAGGGGTAGGCGTCGATAACGGCTTTCCATTGTCCTGCAACGGCATGGTGCGCCTCGTCCGCGATGATCAGGGTTGGGGAATCGTGCCGCTGCGTGGCCAAGCGGCGCGCGATGGTCTGCACGCTGGCCACCTGCACCTGTAGCCGGTTGCCGGTGAAGCCAGGCGCGATGATGCCGTGCGGCACGCCGGTCTGTCTGAGTTTGTCGCTGGTTTGCCGGATCAGTTCGCGACGGTGAACAAGGATGAGAACCTGACCGCCTCTGTCAGCCGCGCCTTGGCTGACAGAGGACAGGATGACCGTCTTGCCGGCGCCGGTCGGGGCGACAAGCAGGGGCGCGCGGGCACCGGTACGGAAGGCGCCGCGCACTTCGTCAATTGCGTGCTGCTGGTAGGGGCGGAGGATCATGGGTTCACCATCCGACATAGCGCCAGGACCACAGACACCGGCAGCTTGATGATGGGCTGATTGCCATGAGGGTCTGCGTTGGCAATGGCTGCCTCACACACCGCTTGAAGGTTTTGAATGTCTTGCGGGCGCATCAGAACAGTTTCCCTTGGCGGGCCTCGGCTTCAATGCGTCGGCAGGCGGTTGAGAAGTGGTGCGCCTCGCGTTCTATTCCCACAAACCGCCGACCCAGCATCAAGGCCGCTACTCCAGTTGTGCCAGACCCCATGAATGGGTCCGCGATCACACTGCAGGGCTCCGGTAGGTGGCTGATGGCCCATCGCATGACGCCTACCGGTTTCTGCGTGAGGTGGAACCGCTCCTCGCGGTCCTTCCTTAACATACCATTCCACATGTGCCGGATTAGGCGGACAGCCTTGGGTAAATTGGTCCATGCCATTTCTGCGTCAGCGAAATCACCCGTGTTCTCTTTGTCCCAGATCAACCAGCAGGATGTTGGGGGTAAAGGGAAGTAGTTTCCGCCAAATATGATCTGCCAATGGCTGCTGGCTCGCATCCATTCCAGGATTTCAACAGGACATGGCTCCCGGTCCCAATCATCCTCTCCATAGTCGGTTGGCTTAGCGGCTTTGCCTCGCGTGTTGTTCTTCGCAGCACTCTCCGCTATGCCGTATGGCGGGTCGGTCACGAAAGCATCAACTGCCGAAAGTATCGGCGCGATCTCCCGGCAATCCCCCAACCACAACTCAGCATCCCCAATCACCTCACGACGCGGCGAACGGCTTACCTCTGAGATAATATTCACCGCCCCCTCCCCCTCAACGCCGCCGCAGGATCGGGCATGTCCATGAGACTGCGCCGTGCCGCGCCCAGAGGAAGAACGGGCGTCCTATCGGTCACGTTGGCCACATGCAGAGCCGCCCATTCTGGCATGGTGATGTGCACCGAATCACCCACAAGGGTGTGCGTGACTGCCTGGGCGGGAATGGTATCCGGGATAGTGATGTGTGGTGCAATCAGCGCAATCACCCCGGTCCCGCTGTTCTTGCTCTGCATGCTGCGGCCTGCCGGATCGCGCGAGATCGAAACCACGCGCCGGTCACGAGATGCCAGAACCTTGAACTTCATGCCGGACTCCCACTTCATCAGTGACAGCAGCGCTTTGCCAAGATTGATGTTCAGCGTTTGGACGTTTTTGGCGCCTTGGGACTTGGCCCAGGACACGGTAACGCGAGGAACCAAGGCGCCACGCTTCTCAAACGTGATATCTTCCCACTCGGACTGCATCACTTCGTCCTCCACAGATAAACCCCGCATCCGGCGCACCAAGCGATGCTGCCAAGCCCAGCCGCGATGGTCAGTCCTTCGATCAGTGCAATCACGACATCGCCTCCAGAGCCCGCTGTGCCTTATCCCGCTCGGCCTTTGACAAGCCCGTATCGGCCGCGATATCGCGCAGGCTGGTCCTCACACTGTCCAGTGCATCAGCCTCGGGCTGAAGCAGGCCAACCTTACGGGCTTCCTCGAACAGCGCGATGCAGGCCATCTCAATGGATTGGTCGGAGGCGTGCTTGGTGGCGAGGGTTTCGAGGGCGGCGATGAAGGTGGTGAGGTCGGGTTTCGGGGTGAGTCCGGCGGCGGTGTAGATGGCGCTGCACAGCGGTTCTATCTGCTGCTTCGAAAGATGCACGCCACAGTTCGGTGTCTGAAGATGTACAATCCCCTTGAATCGACTGTCTGCGGGATACGCATTGACGCGAGCGAAATCACCTTCGCTATCCCATATCTCAAACTTACTCACTTCCCACTCTCCTTCTTCCCACTCTTTTCCAGAACTTCCAGCGTAACCCCGGCGCGCTTGGCCTGGGGCATGCGGGAGATGGCGGGCCAGTAGATCGCGGGGATGATTCCGCGCAGCCGCCACTTGTCGATAGCCGGGCGGTTGGCGCCAAGCTGGTCCGCCATGGCTTGTGAGCCGATGGTCTTGATGATGTCGCGGGCGTTCACTTGGAGCGCTCGGCTAGCATGGCGTCGGCCATGGCGTACACGTAGGCGGCGGTATCTGCATTTGCCGCCCCCTGATGCGGCGTGTGCGGAGCGGCAAAGTAGCCAGCCAGCGCCTGCCCAGCGAAGTAGTCGCGCAGGCTCATGTTGCAAGCTATTTCGGGAGTGGGCTTGAACGGCTGCGGCGATCCGGCATCCAAAGCCTCCATTGCTGATTTTGCATGCATCAAGGGAGCATTACGTTCCGCTCTAAAAATTTTGATAGCCTCAATGCGGCGGTCAGAACGCCACATTGCCAGCAACTCTTGATCAGTATGCGCCATCACCACTCTCCTATCCGACGCCCTCTGCGTCTGGACATCTTGTCGCATGGATAAATCTGCGACGCAAGGACAAAATGTCTTTGACAGTCGCGCGACACTGCCATATCGTCCGTCTCACCAAAGCGGCACGGGGTCGCGGCGGGAAGGAGAGTGACATGCGTTTGCAGCCAACCGAGCTTGTGGTGTTCAACCCCCGCCACGCCGCCGCGCGCCACCTGAACCGTGCTTTCGAGGCGTCGCGCCTGGCCTTCCGCAAGCAGGGCTATGATCGGTTCGAGGCGATGGAGGAGGCGCGCATTCGGCTGGACATGGCGCGGATGATTCGTGAACGCGGTATTGGGATGGAGTGGGTGGTATGAGCGGGGCGAAGCACACGCCGGGGCCTTGGCGGGTCAGCGGCAAGCAGTCGATCCGCTGCGAGAGCGGCAATGGCTACATCGCCAAGACGAATTGGGACAACGGCGAGGCCAACGCCCGCCTGATCGCGGCGGCGCCGGACCTGTTAGCGGCGCTGGAGCAGATCGCCATCTTGGACGAAAGCGGCCCGGATTTCTCCCTTCAGGGCGAGGACGGGATCTGGCGCGTCGAAGGAAGAAAGGGCGGGAAGATTGAAGCTATCGCCCGCGCCGCCATCGCCAAGGCTCGCGGCGCATGACCGCCCCCATCGAACGCTTCAACGTCTCGAAGATGTTCCGTACCATGCAGCCAGGCGACCGTCACCTGTTTGGCCGCAGCTACAACCTGATCTCGCTCAACGCCACCAAGCGGCAGGTGAATAATGCGTTGGGCTTTGATATCCGTATCGTGGAAGTGCCAGAGGGTTATCTGGCTTGGAGGAAAGCATGAGCGCGCGTGCCGACGTTGCTGGCTATCCTGCCAGTATCTTTAGGGGGTGGGCGCCTCACGCCATGCGCCGCGCCCACACAAGCGGGCTGCATCAGTCGCTTAACTTAGCGGCCCGTGCGCGACGCCAGATGGCTGGAATTGAGGCCAAACCATTCTGCGCGGACCGGCTCTCTCTTTACGTTGGCTGGTGCGCCAGCATGGCTCAGATCAGGCTGTATCGCGCCGCCATCAGGAGTGCTTCCCAGTGAACGAAACCCACATCATCAACACCCGCGATGCCATCGAAGCTTACCGCCGCAATGGCGATCCAGTGCCCAAGAACCTCAAGCGTGATCCATCGTGTCTGGCACCGTATCTGGTGATCGTGCTGGGCGGTCTGACGGGGTGGGCTATCGTTGGGCGCATGTTTGGTCTAATTTAGCCGGTTGCGCGACAGTCGCGCGACGTATATAAGGGTTGTGGGCAGGGAAGCCCGAAGGAGGATAGAGTGGCAAAGACAGTCAAGGTTCGGATTGCGGTTGCGGTTGACAAGACGGGCGACTGGAATGCGTTCGGGTCCAAGGGTTCGGCGGCGCACGATGCCATGAGCATCGCTGTCGAAATGGTGGAAGATGGCGAGGTTCGTTATTGGGTCACCGCCGAACTACCGATCCCAGATGCGGCAGACGTGAAGGGCGAAGTGGAACCTGCAGCATGACCCCCGCCAAAACCGCTGCCCTCATCCGGCGCGCAGCCAAGCAAGGGTGCGGGGTGGCCGAGTTGTGCCGCCTCGCTGGCCTGAACAAGTCCAGCGTATATCGCTGGAACGCCGGCACGATGCTGCCGACGCGCGGTAATTTCGATCTGCTGCGGACTGCGGTGGAGATTGTGGAGGAAGAAGCCCGTGGCAACAAGTAAACTGAAGGCTGTGGCGCCCAAGGCTGCTGAGCCGTCGCGGCCCAAGATTCTGATCTATGGCAAGCCTGGCGCGGGCAAGACCTGGGCCGCGATTGACTTTCCGTCTGTGTACTACATCGACACCGAGGGTGGCGCTAATCTGAGCCACTACACGGACAAGTTGGCTGCTGCTGGTGGCATGTATATGGGGCCTGAGCAGGGTGCCAACTCGCTGGATGTGATCATTGATCAGATCAAGGCGCTGACCACCGAAAAGCACGAATTTCGCACGCTGGTGATCGACAGCATCACCAAGGCGTTTGACACTGAGATCGCCAACGAGGCCGAACGCTTGGGCGATAAGGCAGTGTATGGCGCCGAGAAGAAGTCCGCCGTGTCGAAGATGCGTCAGATCGTGGCGAAGCTCGACAAGCTGGACATGAACGTGATCCTTGTGGCGCAGGCCAAGGATGAATACGGCATCGATTCCAAGGGCAATCGCGAGGTCATCGGTGAGACGTTCGCGTGCTGGGACCGGCTTGAGTACGAGTTGCATGTGTGCCTGAATGTGGTGCGTCAGACGGCTACGAGCCGCAAGGCAAAAATCCGCAAGAGCCGGCTAAAGGAGTTTCCCGAGATGGAAACCATGCCGTGGTCTTATGAGGAGTTCGCCAAGAGGTTCGGGCGCGACCGGCTTGAAAAGCCCGCCGAGGCTGTGGCCATGGCGACCGAGGAGCAGGTGAAGGAGGTGAAGCGGCTGGTTGAGGTGGTGAAGCTGCCGGACGGCCAGGAAACCAAGTGGTTCACGGCGGCTGGCGTGGACGGCTATGACGAGATGAGCGCCGAGGTTATCGGCAAGGTTATCGAACACCTGCGCGGCAAGATCGCCGCTTAATCGGACGGAGAGAGAAAGATGAAGTTCGCACCCAAGAGCGCTGCCGAGATTGACGCTGGCGACCTGTGGCCAAATGGCACGTATGACTTTGAGATCCTGTCGGCCGAGGAGGCGACCAGCAAGGCTGGCAACGACATGATTAAGCTTCGCGTCAAGATCTTCAACGATGCCGGGCAGAGCCAGACCTTGTTCGACTACCTGATGGAGTCCGTTGCCTACAAGTTGCGCCATGCCTGCGAGGCGTGTGGCTTGCTGGAGGACTATGAATCGGGTGAGTTGAACGCTGAGGACTTCGAGGGCAAGTCTGGCACCTGCAAGATCAACGTGCAGAAGGATAAGAGCGGTCAGTATCCCGACAAGAACGGGATTGCGGATTACCTGGCGCCGAAGGCGGGGGCGAAGCAGGCGCCGAAGCGCCGCCCGGTTGATGACGACGATTCCATACCCTTTTAGAAGGGGTTATTGATTCCGAGATGATGGCGTGCTTCACTGTGGGCTCACGCTTGAGGGTGATACAGTGAAGCAGTGCTTCAGATGTAAAGAGAAAAAGCCTTTATTCGAGTTTTACGCACACCCAAGAATGCGCGATGGTCGTCTTGGAAAGTGCATTTCTTGCACCAAGCAAGACATGAAAAATCTAAGAACTGGACCGTCTCGGGATCGAATATTGGCCTATGATCGGGCTCGGGGAAGTCTTCCCCAACGTGTGAGCGCAAGAGAAGAATACGCTCAAACAGAAAGGGGGCGCGAACGTCAAGCGGCTGGCGTAAAAGCATGGGCAGAGCGCAACCCAGAGAAAAAGCGCGCCCATACCGCTGTCGGAAACGCCATCCGAGACGGGAAGCTTTTTCGACCATCTTCTTGTGAGAAGTGCGGCGCCAAATGCAAGCCGCATGGACATCATGATGATTACAGCAATCTCTTGGACGTGCGTTGGTTGTGTGTTCGATGCCATGCAGACCTGCACTGGCGCTAACCTCACACAACCTTACTATGCCCCCGCCATCGTGCGGGGGTAGCTTTGGGTCGGTAGAGAAGGAGAGTGAAGATGGATGTGATGCGTGAGGTTGATGCGTTCCTGCGGCAGCCCGATCCATTCCGACTGCGGTGGCGCCAGACAGGTAAAACCCGCACCCGGCAATTTCTTCTGTGGTCATGGACGCAGCGGGAAGAATACCGGCTGGTACATGATGCACTGGACGGTTGGTGGGTTAAGCGTCGGTGGGTTCGGGCATGAGCGCGGCGCTGGTGCTGATGGGTGTGGTTAGGAGGCGGGTATGACTGATGCGGTTCGCATACCCTGCGCCATGAGCGGAGAGCGGGAAGTTCTGACAGTTTATCCAGTCGGGAAAGGAGGCGTCAGCTTCTGCTACGGGGATGACGCCTCTGTCATCGTGGATGGCGCCGCGCTGTTGAAGGTGCGTGCCATCATTGACCAGCAGATCACCCCACCCCCGCCCGCGAATATCGGAGCCGATAGCCCGAGCGCGCGGGAGAAGGCGCTGGATGCGGGGATGAGAACGCTGCTTCTGTCGCTTCAGGCAGTCTATAGCGCGCTCGACTATAGGGTGATGTCGGAAGATCCATACGGCTCGACTGAGCCGGACCCTAATAGCGTGATGGGGCAGGCCAAGACCGCCATGCGGAATGCCCGTGCCCTCCTCGCCACCCCAGCGGAGGGAGGCTCCGATGGCTGACATGGTGAACAGCCCGCCGCCCGAACTGCTGTGGGATCTGTGCAATGCACTGCACTCCACCGCACAGATTGAGACGTACCCCGATGGGTCAAACGCGCCCAGCATCGTGAATGCGGCCGAGGTGGTGCATGCCATCCTAGCCGTTCTCAGGAACCACACCCGATGACAACCATGTCCGCCGAACTCATCAAGGATAGCGCCGGCCCATCCGGCAAACGCATCACGACTTTTCAGCTTCGCTTTCCCCGGTTCATCCATGCTGAGTTCATGACGCATCGGATGTTCAGCCGGAATGCGTCCAGTAGCCGTGCTGTGCCAGTGGCGCGCATGATTGCGGATGTGGAGGCAGATCCGGTGGTGCCGCTGTTCTGGGGAAAGAATCAGCCAGGGATGCAGGCTCGGGAGGAAATGGATGAACGTGGCCAAGCTTACGGGCGCGCTGTCTGGGAACGAGCGACAGAAGACGCATTGCATGCTGCACAGTGTCTCATGGACCTCGGCGCCCACAAGCAAATCATCAACCGCCTGCTAGAGCCGTTCTCCCACATCAACGTCGTCTGCACCGCCACCGAGTGGGACAACTTCTTCGCGCTGCGGATGCATGAGGATGCGGAGCCGCATATCAACCTGTTGGCCACGATCATGCACCAGGCGATGCAGGACAGCACGCCGCAGGTGCTGAAGGCTGGCGAGTGGCACCTGCCCTACGTGGATGAGGATATGCCCCTGGAAACGGCGCTGAAGGTCAGCACTGCCCGGTGTGCGCGGGTGTCGTATATGACGCATGACCAGCAGCCCAGCACGGTAGAGAAGGATGTAGCTCTGGCGGAAAAGCTGATGGCGCAGGTTCCGATGCACGCCTCGCCTATGGAGCACCAAGCGCAAGCTTGTGGGTCCGATCAGACTTACGCAAACTTCGCCGGCTTCGCGTCTTATCGCTGGATGTTAGAGCGTGGGTGGACGGCATGACAAAAGAGCAATTCTTAATTGGCCTCTTGTGGGGCTCACAAGTCGGCGCTTTTATCGGGGCCTTCTTTGGTGTCAAAACCCATGTGTTCTGGGGGCTGCCTCCCCAATGGGGCGCGGGAATAGGCGGCTTTATCGGTTCACTTGTCGCCACAACACTTCTCTCTTGGGTGTTTGTCTGGGCGCTCACGCCATGACCCGCGACCAACGCTTCCTCCTCCTTGCGGAATCCGTCGCCACGATCTTCAGCAAGGAGGGCACCAAGGTTGGCGCTGTGGCCCTGGGCGAGCACCCCAACCAACTCGCCATCGGCTACAACGGCCTCCCACCTGGCATCGCAGACGATGCCCGCCGGGATGACCGGGCATGGCGCCTTCCTCGGATGCGCCATGCCGAAGCGAACGCGCTATCGAACGTCCATGGGTTCACGCCCAAGACCATCTACAGCACGCACTACCCGTGCCTTCAGTGCGCCATGGCAATCCTGTCCAGCCGCACCGTGCGCCGGGTTGTGACGTGCCAGCCATCGGGGCAGTATGCCGAACGGTGGGGCGCTGAGTGCCAGGCGTCCGCTGAGGCTTTTGCGGAGGCTGGGGTGAGGGTGGATCTGGTTGACACACGGGAGAGGGGGGAGTTCTGGTCGTGATCCAAGGCACCAAAGACACCATCGTGGCCGAGATGCAGAAGGCCAGGCAGGAAAAGGAGAGTGGGAAGTGACTGAGGATTTTCAGATACAAAGGCCGCACTGGGCTGAGAACGTCTCTGACCCTGTGAACAACCCATCCCACTACAACCAAGGCGGTGTTGAGTGCATCGAAGCCATCAAGGCTGCACTGGGCCAGGATGGGTTCCTTGCCTACTGCAAGGGGCAGGTTGTGAAGTACCTTTGGCGCGCAGACCACAAGGGCAATGCGCTACAGGATGCCGAGAAGGCTGAGTGGTATCTGAAGCGGGTGATTGCAGAGATGCGCGAGAAGAAGGAGGCGGGGAAGTGAAGCTGTGGATATTGCAGCCTATTGAAGATCATCCCAGCGGTAATTGGAGCCCTTGGTTCGATAAAGCCTTTGGTTTTGTGGTTCGTGCCGATTCTGAATCTGAGGCGAGAAATTTCGCGGATATGGAATCTGGCGATGAAAACGGACGCAATTGGAGCAGAAGGGACGTGATGAACCCGTGGCTTGATCCAGAAACATCCACCTGCGTTGAGTTGACGGCATCGGGTGATGCTGGTGTAGTCATGAAGGACTTCCACGCAGCATGACCCGCCCCCTCCTCATCCAACGCCTTTCCCCCGACGCCACCCTGCCCACACGCGGCAGCCCTCACGCGGCGGGATATGATCTCTATGCGCCACTGCCTGTGCTAATTCCCACTGGGGGGCGCCAGCTTGTCCTTACGGGCATCGCTCTGGCCATCCCGCCTGGGCACTATGGACGTATTGCGCCGCGCTCTGGCCACGCGCTCAAGCTTGGCTTGCACATCCTGGCCGGGGTGATCGATGAGGACTACCGGGGTGAAATTGCCGTTCTGGCCCTCAACACCGGGCACGAACCCGTGAGGTTGCCCGCTGGCGCCAAGATAGCGCAACTGATCCTCGAACGAATCTCCACT